ATCAGGATGTCTACCAGCCAGGTGGGCAGCGGCACGATAAAAATGAATACGATGCCCAGGACCACCACGGCACCCAGCACTTCGGCACGCTGCGCCACTTTAAGCAGCGCCAGGTTGATGGCAGACAACCGAATGTTTAGAGCACAGGACAGACTTCTTTCAGAACGCCCCTCCAATTCTCCCCGCCCTCGCCTCGTCTTCGAAGACGCCTGACTAGCAACGCCTGGCCGGTTACCGCGCGTCAGCCACCCTGCTTGATCATCGCGAACACCCGATCGCCCGTCTTCAACACCGGCAGCTCCGGTTAAACAATTGAAAGCGTAGAAAAAATCTCAACAAAAGTGCTTGACGCATTCTCGTTCTGCGCGAATAATGCGCGCCACTTGGCTACGTAGCTCAGTTGGTTAGAGCATAGCATTCATAATGCTGGGGTCCGGGGTTCAAGTCCCTGCGTAGCCACCAAGTACCTGTTTACAGATGTCTCCATGAGTCTCTAAACAACCTCAAGAAGCCCGCCTCGTGCGGGCTTTCTTGTTTCTGGCTATCTCTCCTTGTACCCCCCTATACCTTCCCTGCGTGTATCCCCCTGTGTATCCTCGACAATTAATTGAACCGAGGGAATACAAGCCCAAATGAAGCGATCCGAGATAAAACGCCGCCCCCTTTCCGATACCGCATTGGCCGGCCTGGAGCCTGATGCCAACGAGTATCGCGAGCTGGACGGGAGCGGCCTTTATTTCCGCGTGAAGCCTGATGGCCAGAAGTCCTGGCAGCTTCGCTACAAGAAGCCCGACGGCAAATGGTCGTGGCTTGGGCTTGGCGGCTATCCCGAGGTCAGCGGATCGGTCGCCAGGCAGAAAGCTGCCGAATTGCGCGCCGACGCCGCTGATGGCAAAAATCCTATTGTTACCAAGCAAGCCCGCAAGAAAGCGGAAAGGGATATCGCCGGCGAGACATTCGAGCCACTGGCGCGAGAGTGGTACGCCTCTCGTCTCACCAACTGGGACGCGGGCACCGCCAAGCGAATCATCGGCGCCCTGGAACGTCATGTCTTCCCGGTGTTCGGCAAGCGCCCCTACGCCGACATCACACCGCTTGAGTGGATGGACTTTCTGCGTGGCATGGAACAGCAGGGAATCCTCGAGCAAATGAGCCGGGTGCGCTCGTACTGCCGAGACGCCTACGACCTGGCCCGAGTAACTGGTAGGGCGACCCATAACCCGCTAGAGGGGCTGCAAAAATACCTCCAGTCAGGCAAGGCCGAGAACTATGCCCACGTCTCACCAGATGAGCTTCCCGGCTTGATCCGCGCCATCGCTGCCTATCCGCACGCCCACGATGTGCGCCTCGGTCTGCGCCTGCTGAGCCTGTTCGCCGTGCGCCCCAGCGAGCTGCGCGAGGCCCAGTGGTCGGAATTCGATTTCGCCAAGAAGGTCTGGACGATCCCAGTCGAGCGCAAAGGCCGCAAAAAGGGACTTGAGCATCTGGTGCCGCTTTCGTCTCAGGCGATCGAAGCGCTGGAGGAGTTGCGCCAGTACACCGGCAGCTACCCCCTTCTATTCCCTGGCCGCAGCGACCACACCAAACCACGCAGTGACACCGTGTTTCTGATGGCGCTGCGCCGTATGGGATATGAAGGCCGGCAAACCGGTCATGGCTTTCGGCATATCGCGTCGACAGTGCTCAACGAGAACGGCTTCGACGAGAACCACGTCGAGGCCCAGTTATCACACAAAAAGCCTGGCGTTGCCGGCGTCTATAACAAGGCTCAGTACTTGCCCCAACGGACCAAGATGATGCAGTGGTACGCAGATCACTTGGACACGCTAGCCGAAGACAATGTGGTGTCGATCAAGAGGGCCTAATGCGGTCCTTCCATGCGCGCATAGACAGATATAGAATATGAGCTATCACTGTCCAAATACACAGTAGCTGGCTTGCAATGTGTCCGCGCGCCCAGCTCAAGACCAGGGCTTGCCGAATTGATGGATAAAATCTACAAGCTGCTGCCTTGGCTCAACTCTCCCCAAGCGGTGGACTGGCTTTGCCGGCTTACCGACACGCAGATGACCGAGGAGCTGCTCATATGCCTGTGTGGAGCTGGTCACGCGCGCATCTATATCGACGTTGGCGGAGCGTGCCTTGGGGTAGACGATGAGGACTGGAGCTGTGAGGTAGTAGCGAGTGGAAAACAGATGGTGGTCGATCCATCTGCACTCGCTAAGCCAGACGCAGATCGCTCGCACATCTTGTTACGCGGCGAAGTACTCAATCTGAGCGACGGAAAAAAAGATCATCGAAAGGATGTCGATTGGTTTCCAAATAGGCTCAACTCAATTTTCCTTTGCTTCAAGCAGGCCGATATTCTTGCACTTGCGGACAAGGTGAATGCGGATGAAACCGCCCAGAAGGCAGAGCTGATTGCTCAAGTCGAACGCTATCGTAAAGACCGAGAACTCACGCTAAACGAGCTTCATGAAGCGCAGGAGGAGATAGCAGGTCTGCAGGATAAGCTTGATCTAGCCCTCACCAACTCTCCAGACATAGACCTCAACTCGACCTCCAAAAAATCACACTTGTTGGCTATTGGAGGGCTTCTTCGCCTTATCAAAGATCCTGCCCGCCCCCGTTATAACCAGGCTGGAGCAGTAAGCGCGATATCTGCAATGGGATGGGCAGGCGCAAGCAATTCGAACCTAAACCATATTTTTGCAGAAGCGAATTCCGCCGCGAAAGACGCCGATAGCGAACGGGAAGCCAAGCTAGAAGCCTTGGGCATGGCAGTAAAAAACTTCGCTGACACCTGAAACTCTTGCAGATGCAAAAATCAAAATTGCAGTTGCAATGACCTCCCCCCTAAATAATCTCAATCTGGCTCCTGTCATCTACAGCGATAACGGGAGCACGCTATGCATCATATTCACACCACACACCATGGCTCTACGCCGCCGACGCAAAGCTTCGACCCAGCAACAACATTAATTCGTATGCCGGATCTCGAAGCCATTACCGGCCTCGCCCGCCCCACCGTGTACAAACGTCTCAAAGACGATCCGACCTTCCCGCGTCCTGTGCCGTTGAGCAACATTAAGTCGCGCGGCTCTCCAGTTGGATTCGTTCTGGCCGAGGTCCATGCCTGGGTTCGTAAGCGCATTGCATTGCGAGGGGAGGCGGAATAAATGACCGACCAAAAAAAAGGCCAACCCAATAAGGCCAGCCCAGAAAAAACTCACGTAGAGAATACCAGCGGAACGGCACAGCGCGCTCGCCTTTTGGAGCGCCTGCAAGCTGGCCCGATTGATACCTTCACCGAGGAAGAAGCACGGGTTTCTGCGGACCTTATGCGGGGAACATTCCGCGGCGCCAGGGCAAGCGAAACGATCTACAACCGGGTGTGGAACTACGACCCGCGCCAGGAACAGCTGACCATCGACCAAGCGCGTATGTCGCGCGCAGTGCTCGCCATTCGCCTTGGGCTACCTGCCCCTTCGATCACCGTATAGGAGGCCCCATGGCCGCTACAGCATTCGATAATTCGCCTATGACCACCATCAAACTCTACGGGCAGCTCCGTCAGTTCGGCAGGTCCTACGACCTTGCCGTGCGCACGCCAGCGGAAGCCTTGAAAGCGCTGTGTGTGCAGATTCCCGGCCTTGAGCGATTCATCTCAAACGCCAGGTCGCGCGGACTTGTGTTCGCCGTTTTTCGAGGAAAGAAAAACATCGGAGAGAGTGAGCTCAACTATCAAGGCGATGGCGACATTATTATCGCCCCCGTGATCGTCGGCAGTAAGCGGGCCGGTATCTTGCAAACGATCATAGGGGCTGTACTGATCGTTATGAGCCCTTTCACAAATGGTGCAACTCTTGCGCCGGGTATCGCCTTGGCCGCCGGCGGCGTAATTCAGATGTTGAGCCCGCAAGCCCAAGGTTTGAAGTCCAGCGCCGCGCCCGAGAACACGCCTGGCTATGCTTTTGGTAGTGCGAAAAACACCGTCGCTTCGGGCTTACCCGTGCCTCTTTGCATAGGCCGCCGCCGATGGGGTGGCGCAATCATCAGCGCCGCTATCTATGCAGAGGACCGGGTATGACTGCCATCGAATATTCACCGCGCACAACCATTCTGCTCAGTGGTTCACTGGCCAAAAAGTACGGCCGTAGACACACCTATGCCCTATCCGCTCATGGCGACACCAGGGAGGCGCTTAGGGCAATAGATGTGAATCACCCAGGGTTCCTGAGCGATATCGCGCGAGCACGCTCCATCGGTCTGGAGTTCGCAATTTTCCGCAACAGGAAGAATGTTGGCGAATCCGAGCTGACACTCGGCGGAGCCAAGGAGATACGGGTCGTCCCCGTGATCACCGGTAGCAAGCGTGCTGGGATACTTCAGACCATCATCGGAATTGTGTTGATCGTGGCCAGTCCGTTCACCAACGGCGCTACGCTTGCCCCAGGGATTGCTCTCGCTGCTGGTGGTGTTATCCAAATGCTGAGCCCCCAGGCCGGCGGCCTCAAGACCAGCGCCGCACCAGAGAATACCCCCGGGTACGCCTTCGGCAGCGCCAAGAACACCACCGCCAGTGGCAACCCGGTGCCGCTCTGTTACGGCAAACGGCGGGTAGGAGGAGCGATCATCAGTGCTGCCATTTACGCCGAAGACCAGATGTAGGGGTGCTGGTGTAAAGTGAACCATCAACCCCGGAGGAAGAAATATGCACAGGATTTTGCACGCTACCGTCACCTTCGCACTACTGACTGGATGTTCAAGCACACCAGTAGCGCCTGGCTCTGCAAAGCGGGTGCCTGCCGACAGGGTCTACGCCTATCAGTCAGACGTTCCTGGTGGTGCGACACTGGCAGTTAGTCGAGACGACGGTTTTTGGGCGTCTGGCGGCTGCTTGGCCACCGTGCTCATCGACGGAAAAAAGGTCGCCCGCATCGACACCGGCGAAATTGTGAAATTCAAGGTCAAGCCAGGTCGGCATATCGTTGGCATTGCCGGCGATGACGAAGGCAACGGCCTCTG